AGAACTTTGGAGAAAGCGAACTCAAAGGATATCTTATTTGGAACATTCACTCAAAAGACAAACATAGTGTTGAGAAACGCTTGTTCCGATCTCCGCGTCCGTTTATAACTGTTGAGTTAAACAAGGACGGGACACTACCCAAGAGAGATGTACCTCGAAGTTCTAGGTTGCGTTTGGTATCAAAATACAACTTGCCCGTTGCGAAGCTCAAGAGAGCTTGTGACTACGCTCAAGTTAAGTGGAGCCCTTACTCTGTTAGTTTCGTCAACAAAGCCGCTCATGGGTCTATGGGACTTGCTGCAGATGGATCTATGGGTAAATCTATCAACATGAGAGACGAGAAGAATCAAGAAAAGTTCTTACTCCAGTTTCTCGAGAACAAAGAAGTTGAGAAGAAAATCAAAGACAGAGTTCTCGAGCTTTCTCGCAATTATCTTAAAAAGGTATCCAACGGAAATGAAGTATCTCGCAACGTTTTGTGGGATATTCGTAAAATGACTTGGAACAATCTATTTAATTACGGAAAGGGCAACTCTATTGACTTCACGAAGGTCAATGGACTTGTTGGTATCTTTGGTAAGAATTACTCAGGTAAGTCCTCTATCATTGACGCTGCCTTATTTGGTCTTTTCAACACGACGTCTAAAGGAGAAAGAAAGAATGTCCATATCATCAATCAAAACAAAGAAAGAGCTTCTTGTAAGCTCGAGATCGCTGTCGGCGATGATGTTTATAAAATTGCTCGAAGCCTCGAGAAGACAACCACAAAGTCTAAAGGCAGAGAAGTCCAATCAGCGAAAACTGACCTAGACTTCACAAAGTATAATTTTGGGACTCAAGCGGAGTCAAAGAATGGAGACACTAGAAACAAGACCGATGAGAACATTCGAAAAACATTCGGTACTCTTGAAGACTTCATGATGACATCGCTAGCAGCCCAAACTGATTCATTCGGTTTTGTAAACGAAGGCTCGACCAAACGTAAAGAGATTCTTGCGAAGTTTCTCGATCTTCAGATATTCGATCAAATGCACAAGCTTGCGAAAGCTGACTCTTCAGAGATGAGAGGTGTTATCAAGCACCTCAATTCTGTAGATTGGGAAAAGAAACTGTCGAGAGCAAAGGCCGAGTTCGAAGAGATCGTTGAAGACATAAAGACTCAACAAACTCTTTGTGAAAAACACACCGCGAGATTGTCCGATTTAGAAGACGAGCAGCGTCTAATAGGAGATCAAGTAGAAGCGGCATCTCAAAGAGAAATAGATATTGATGACGTAAAGTCCTTGCTCTCAAAAGCTCAAAAATCGCTTTCAAGCAACAACAAAGAAGTGGGTAGGTTATCTACCGAGATTACCTCTAAACGCTCTCAAATCGAAAATTTGCAACTTAGATTGCCTAGTTTGCTCGAAGAGTCAACCACGGCTAGAGAAGAGTTGCAATCATTGGAGATGCTTAAAGAACAAATAAGCAAAACTCACAAAGCAGTTGAGAAATCTAAAAGAGAAAGGTCTAGGCTTCAATCTAAGATTGATATGTTGCACGACCATGAGTACGACCCGGATTGTAGTTTCTGTAGTAACAACGAGTTCGTTAAGAAAGCAGAAGAGGCAAAGGTTACAATTGTCGATGTAATTCAAAGCATCGAGAGTCTTAATTCTCAAATGTTAGACTTAAAGATGAAAGCATCTTTGTTCAATGAAGTTTATGCAGAAGCAATTGTACGAGACTATGAAGTTCAGCGAGACGCTCTTATAAAAAAACAATCAGAAGTTCGCAACATGTCTTTACAACTGGAGAATTGCGAAGGCAAAGTATCCTTGATGGAGCGAAAGATCAAAGACCACGAAGCTGATATCAGATATTACAATGATAATATCGAAGCATATGAGAATCTAACTTCATTACGCCGAGACCTTCAAGCAATCAACAAGACCGTCTCGATCAAGAAGGTTGAGATTAAACGATGTGACTCTAAAGTTCTTGAGTTTATGTCTGAGAAAGGTTCTGCGAAAAGAACGATAGAAGAAGCAGAAGAGCGCATCAAACAAATCAAGGATGCAGAGAGAGACTATATTGCATACGACTTGTTCGTTCAAGCAACACATGCAAATGGTATCTCTTACGAAGTAATCAAATCTATGATGCCTATCATCAATGCGGAGATTCAAAAGATTCTTTCCTCTATTGTTGACTTTGAAGTATTCTTTGATAACGACGGAGATAAGTTGGAAGTATATCTACAACACCCTAAGTATGATCCAAGGCCTATGTCAATGGGATCCGGTGCAGAGAAGACAATTGCATCAATGGCTATTCGACTCGCATTGATCTCCGTTTCTTCTTTGCCTAAGCCATCTTGGTTTATTCTTGATGAGCCAGCAACTGCTTTGGATGCAGAGCACATGGAAGGCTTCACAAGACTATTGCAAATGATTAAGGCTCAATTCAAGACAGTGTTGTTGATTACTCACCTAGATTCTCTCAAAGATGTGGTGGATAAGACGATTGAGATAGATAAACTCGACGGCTACGCACATGTCAATTTGTAGATAGTCAAACTAGTTAGGGTCAAGTAATAGGGGGAAAAACTATGAAAGACTCTAACGAGAATCAAGAAGAAAAAAAGGGCGTTATCGATAACGTAATGGAAAGAGCTATCTCACGAAAGCTCCTTGTATTCGCTGTCGCTACTGCCCTTTTGTATTTAGAAGTTGGCTTAGACGCTGATACATGGGGCATGATTGCTATGACCTACATTGGTGGCCAAACAGCGATTGACTTCGCAACAGCTTGGAGGAACGGATGATGTGGGATTGGATTAAAGATAGGTGGGAACTTCTCGTTTCTGCTTTTGTCGTTTTGACCGTCTTTGTTCTCGGACGTAAAAGTAAAGAGAAGCAGGTTCAAGTAGCCGAAGCTGTTGCGACAGCAAAAGAAAAAGAGATTGAAGTAATCAAAGAAGTCACGGCAGAAGAAAAGCTAAGACTTGCGAGAGTAAATAAAAAATACATTCAATCAAGAACTGCTTTGAGGCGACAGCATAGACAAGCGCAATCAGAGATTGAAAGAGAGACAGCAAATAGAAAGCTCGAACTCTTAGAGCTAGCCAAAGAAGATCCGGATGCAATCGACCGCATCTTGATGGAAGAATATAACATCGCAAAACTAAAATGATTTTGTTGTTAATTTCATTAGTCTCCGCACAGCCGCTTATGACCTCGCTCGATGAAGGTCAGGCGGCTCCTTTTGGTGGCAGACTATTCAACGACGAAGCAGTTGCTTCAATAATAGCAGGTAAAGAGTTCGCAGAGCAACAATGCGAGATCCAAATGTCTCTAGACTATTCCCTTCAATTAGCAGAAAAACAACTACAGATTGACTATTTAGGCATTGAAAAGGAAACTTTGCAAAAGAAACATGAAGCTTTGATTGAGATCCGAGATGAGGAAATTAAATCTCTACGAAAGCATATAAATCCCAAGAGGTCCATGTGGATATTCTTCGGCGGATTTACGCTTGGAACAGCTTCTTCTCTTGCAACCTATTACGCTGTTAATCAAATATCGGAGAACTAATGAGTAAAGATCCAAATTACGTTGTGAAGGTCGAGAAAGCCATCGCAGAAAGATACGGCAAAGAAGCCATAGTAAATCCCAAGTCCGAATGGGATGATGATAAGGAAAAAGAGTATCTAGCTGAACTAAAGAACAACTATCGCAATGATAAAACAGAAAGCGAAAGAGTTGAGCTTGGTGGAGTTTTAATCTCAAAAGAACTACTTAATAAAGAATCCGAGCGTTCATGTCCAACCTGTAACACTTATTCATTCAAATCCGTTGATGATTTATATATGACGAAATTTGATTGTTGCTACAAATGTTATATTCAATGGGTAGAAGGCCGAGAAGAAAGATGGAAAAAAGGCTGGAGACCAAACAAATGAGCAAAGAAACATTAGAAATTATACAGGGACTTTCCCAAGCAGCAGCCAACGCTTACGACGGCGCTCACATGGAAAACTATTCTCATGATGCAACAGCCCGCAAAGTCGGCCTTAAGCGAGAAGAAGGAATCCCCCTTCTAGACAAGAGATGCATTGACGGCTTCAAAGTAAAGTTTTACGGAGACTCAATGATTATCAATTACCAGTCTGATGTTCGAATGAAAGAGCTTAAAGACAACAGTTTTGAGAACGACATCGTGAGAACTATCAACGAAGTTAAGAAATTCTTGCAAAAAGAATACAAAACTATCACTGGAAAGTCTGTATCTTTGACTGCGAAGGGTGAGCCTCAAATTATCATCCAAGCAACATCTCACGTACGAACCTTCGTCCAAGCTTACCAACACTACAAGATTGGTGGCTTAAAGATGGATCAGATCGGCGCACCAAGCGAAGATACCACTAGAGATGTTACAAAGAAGTTTTTAGAGTTCGCAAAAGCAAAGCGTCCGCAAAATGAAAAAATCAACCCAAAGGATAATCAGAAATGAAACTAAACAAAGAAACATTAAAGCAAATCATCAAAGAAGAGATGGATGCATTACTCAACGAGATGGGCGAAGAACCAGATATGGCAGAAGCAAAAAAGATAGCTAGTGATACGCGAAACATGGGAGATATGATGGGTATGCAAACGCAAGACCGCATCAACTTCATCGTAAACATGTACGACGGCGTCTCAGAAGCAACAGCAGCCGCTGCTGTGGAAATGATGCCTTATTGAGGATAGATGAAACTCACCAAAAATGAAATCGTTAAAGAACTTGTAAAGTGCGGAAAGGATCCTCAATACTTCATTGATAATTATTGTAAGATCTCCCACCCAATGCACGGGCAAATTCCTTTTAAGACTTATGACTATCAAAAGGATATGCTCAAAAGCTTTAACGATTATCGTTTTAACGTAATACTAAAAGCAAGGCAGCTCGGGATCTCAACCATCTCGGCTGCTTACGTTGCTTGGTTCATGTTGTTTCATCGAGAAAAGAATGTTCTCGTTATCGCAACAAAGCTATCCACAGCAACAAACCTCGTAAAGAAGGTCAAGATGATCTTCAAAAACCTTCCATCGTGGATGTTGATCGCAAAGATCCAAACAGACAACAAGCAATCATTCGAGTTGACAAACGGCTCTCAAGTAAAAGCCGGAACCACATCAGGCGATGCTGGTCGTTCAGAAGCTTTATCGCTTCTCATTATTGACGAGGCAGCGTTCGTTGACGGCCTCGAAGAGCTTTGGACGGGTCTTTACCCTACTTTGTCTACAGGGGGGCGCTGTATCGCTCTGAGTACCCCTAACGGCGTTGGAAATTGGTTTCACAAAACCTATACTGAATCTGAAACGGAAATGAACGACTTCTTTCCAACAAAACTTCACTGGGACGTTCACCCAGATCGTGATGATGCTTGGTTCGAGAAAGAAACCAGAAACATGTCCAAACGACAGATCGCACAGGAGCTGGAGTGTTCCTTTAATGCGTCTGGGGAAACCGTCATAAATCCCGAGGATCTACAAAGGTTGCATGAGAACATAACACAGCCTATATATAAAACTGGTTACGATCGAAATTATTGGATTTGGGAAAAATATGAAGAAGGTGTACCATATCTCTTAGTAGCAGATGTTGCTCGAGGTGACGGTGCAGACTTTAGTTGTTTCCATGTCCTAAGAGTTGACTCGATGACAGTCGTTGCTGAATATCAAGGGAAGCCCGACTTGGATATGTATGCCGATATACTTTATTCAGCCGGAAGCGAGTATGGTACTTGTCTCTTGGTTGTTGAGAATAATGGTATTGGAATCGCAGTTCTCGAGAAGCTAAAGGAGTTGCAATATAAAAAGATTTACTATTCTATCAAATCAACGCATGAATACGTAGAGTCGTATCTTGCCGAAGGCGACACTAGAGCAGTACTTGGCTTCACAACATCAACAAAGACAAGACCGCTAATTGTAGCCAAATTGGAGGAGTACGTTAGAAACAAACTAATTAATATACACTCCAATCGTGTTTTTCACGAACTAAAAACTTTTATTTGGCACAACG